ACTGAAAGCAGGTGACCGTTACAGCTTCAGGTATGACCAACTAACACTGTTCATCGCCCGAGGTATTGACGCACGCCTCGCCGCGCTGGAAGCAGCATGACAACCCAAGGAACCACCATGACACTTGACCAAATGCGCAAAGACTGGGCTGACTTCTGGACTACCACGCCGCCCGGCACATCTATTCCGTGGGCTGGCGGCACGCTGTCAGTGCTGGCCGATGGCTCCGCAATATGGGGTGACGGTGTGGCACCGATGGGCCTGACGTTCAATAAAGACACGCCGTTTGAAGTGATAGCAGGCCGCAGTCAAGCCATTGCCGACCTGTGGAAATCACAGTACGGCTACGTGCCCCCACCCCTTGCAGCCACTGGCGCGGTGTTTGGGTAAGCCATGACAGCGCAAAACCTCATCCTCGCCATCATTGTTTTGCAGGTGCTGGACGCAGCATCAACGGTGTATTTCCTTCAGCGCACCAACTTGGTCGAAGCGAACCCCATCCTCTCCAAACTTTTCGAGTTGGTTGAACCGTTGGTCGTGCTGCTCACCCTGAAGGGTGTGTTCGCAGTGGGCATCTGGATGTACAAAGACAGCTTCGCAATCGAAGCGCTTTGGGCCGTGACGGCGCTCTACGTCGCCGTGATCATCAACAACGTGAGGTTGATCAGAAAGGCGAAGGGATGAGCGAAAAAACGGAGCAGCAGAACGCAGTGGAGAAGCTGGAAGAACTGGTTAAGGCTATGCCCCAGTTCACAGCAGATGAGCAGACGCTGGTGCGCGAGGTGCTGGAGGCTTATCGCGGCTGGCTTGTACTTGGTAAGGCGCTCAAGTTGTTGATCGTTCTGCTGGCTGGCATCTCTGCAACTGTTGTCGCATCTGGGCACATCAAAACTGCACTGAAAGCGTGGCTGGAATGATTGCAAAAGTCAAAGACGTGGTTTTCGGCAGGGCCGCATTTGCCCTTAGCGTGCTGTGGATAACCGTGCTTGCCATCGTTCACATGTGGCCTGCAAGCTGGTGGATGGATGTCCAGTCCGTGCGCGTAGCCGACACCAAAGCAGGCGACCCAATCCTGATGCATGTCGAGCGCGAGATTCACAGGGACTTCAGCGGCACATGGGGAGTGAGCGTGCGGGTCATGGATGCGGGTAAAGGCTACGTGGTTTGCTCAGAGAGCGCAGTCAGTGGCTACCAGAAGGGCGCTGATCTGCCCGACACACTGACGCTCGCATGGTGGACAAACGGCCAATGCAACACCCTGCCCGTTGGCGTCTACATCGTTCAAACCGTGTGGCAAGTCCACGGCGATGGGATTCTCCCAGCCAAGACGATCAACGCCACAAGCAACCTATTCAAGGTGTACTGATGAAAACAAACGTCAAGGGAATCGGACTCATCATTGAGTTTGAGGGCTTCAGAAGCGCCGCATACCTGTGCCCAGCAGGCGTTTGGACGATTGGGTTCGGCTTCACAAAAGGCGTGAAACCCGGCGACAAGATGACCCGCAGCGAAGCGGCTGAGAGGCTGAAGCGCGAACTGGTTGAGTACGAGCAGGGTGTGTTGTTGGCCTGCACATCCCCGCCGAACGAAAACGAGTTCAGCGCAATGGTGTGCTTTGCGTTCAACGTCGGTATCGCAGGCTTCAAGAAGTCCACGGTACTAAAGCGCCACAACGAAGGCGACAAAGAGGCGGCAGCAAGGGCGTTCGGCTTGTGGAATAAGGCTGGCGGAAAGACGTTACCCGGCCTGACCCGTAGGCGCATGGCCGAGGCTGCGCTGTACCTTGAGCCCGTGGCAATCGCTGAGGTTGAAATGCCACAGGCCATCGACCCAGAAAAGCCCATGACAGCCAGCACTATCAACCGCGCGTCTGTTGTGGCCGGTGGCACGGCCTCTATTGCCGCCGTAACTCAGACGCTGGGCGCGATCAATCAAGTGAAGGCCGAAGTCAACACGATGGGCGACTGGCTGGTGCCCGCGCTGCTGGTGGCTGTCGTGGGCTTGTGTGCGTTTGTCGTGTGGGAACGCCTGAAGCAGAGGAAAGGTGGTTGGGCATGATGAGTCGTGAAGAACATACAAGAGCAATGATGGCGCTATCAATTGCTCACATCACCTCACCCGCTGAGAACAGGATGAGGCTGCGCACCGCCAAAGAGCAACACGCCGCTGCGCTTGAAGCGATGAAGGGCCCAGATGATCTGCCAGACTCAGATGATGAGTCTATCCGCCAAGGCTACTGGCCCGGTGGGGAGTGCCCTAGGTGATCCCCGTCATCCTAGCCGCAGCAGTCGGCCTCGCAAGCGCAACCGGGGCATGGCTCTATCAGGAGAACCGCTATGAGGCCATCTTGGCTGAACGTACCGCTGAATACTCCACCGCACTGGCTGCGGCCAACGCCAACGCACTGGCGCAAACCGTCTCCTTACAGAAAGCAAAAGATGAAGCTGAACGCAAAGCCCAGATACGGATCACTGCTATTCGCCGGGACGCTGCTGCTTCTCAGTCTGCTCTTGTCGGGCTGTCAGAAGCCGCTGATACCGCCCTGCGTAGTGCCAGCCATTCCCACAGCGCCTGCCTCGCAGATGCAAACGCCCTCACGGTCGTTCTCGGAAAGTGCTCGGCAGAGCTTCACGACATGGCAGCAGATGCTGACGGATGGCACAATGAAGCCTTGACGCTGCGCGAGGCTTGGCCTAGTGAAGTAAAATAACTGAACACGAATTCAGAGGTGAACCAATGAGCTATGCGATGACTTTTGACTCCCTCAAGGACGACCTGCGTCGTTACCTTGAGCGCGGGTTCACCGAGGCTGACGACCCGTTAGTTTATGAGCAACTCCCTCGGCTCATCACACTGGCCGAACGCAGGCTGGCGCGAGAGCTGAAAATTCAAGGTTTCATTCGCGCGGTGACCACTACGGTGACTTCAGGGCAGGCGGTGTACACCAAGCCTGACCGCTGGCGCGACACCATTTCAGTGTTCATCAACAAGAACCCCGTTTTCGCGCGCTCGCTTGAGTACTGCAAGAGCTACTGGCCGGACTCGTCTGAAACAGGAACGCCTGGGTTCTACGCCGACTACGACTACTCTAGGTGGCTGATCGTGCCGACTCCGAATGCTGATCAGGTCATGGAAGTGATTTATTACGAGCAACCCCCGTTGCTGGATGATTCCACTCAGACAAATTGGCTCACTGACTACGCCCCCAACGCGCTGCTTTACGCTTCACTGCTGGAAGCCACGCCGTTCATCAAGAATGACGAGCGGTTGCAGGTCTGGCAGGGTATGTACGACCGTGCCGCTCAGACATTGAACGGTGAAGACCTGATGAAGATTCTTGACCGCTCGGCGCAGAGGACTGAAGCATGACGACGTCGTACGTTGACGTATTCACGTCATCAAACATTTACGCTTCAGAGGTCAGTCAGACCGCGTTAGCCCTGACGGCTGATGTGACGTTGAACTGGCCCCTAGACGCCCCCGCAGGTACGCCGATCGTTTCAAAGATCATTGACGTCACGGCGACCGGCGCTTACGCCGTCACGCTCCCCCCGGCTGCTGAGGTCTCAGTCGGTGAGACCGTGCTTTTCAACAACCTGGGCGCTACAACTTTCACGGTCAAAGGCTCGACAGGCACAACCTTGGCCACCATACCCGCAGGTACGCAGTGGCAACTCTATCTCACAGACAATTCAACCGCTGCGGGTGTTTGGCAGGTCTACCAGTTCGGGGCCGGTACTTCCACTGCTAATGCGGGGTCACTGGCTGGGGCGGGTATCAAGGCGGTCAGCACAACCCTGAATCAGTCCCAGCAGGTGGTCTCCAAGACTGTGAACTATGCCGTGGTCTCAGGCGACCGTGCAGACTTGTTGAACTGGGCGGGCGGCCTAGGAGTATTCACTCTGCCTCTGGCGGCAGACGTCGGTGACGACTGGTTTTGCACTGTCAAGAACAGCGGTTCAGGCGCGCTCACGATAAGTGCTGCTAGCGGCATTGACGGGCTGGCGAGCAAGGTCCTCAATCCGGGAGACTCTTGTGGAGTGGTTTGCGACGGTACTACATTCATCAGTTACGGGTTCGGACAGGTCAATGAATTCCTGTTTGACTACACAGTTGTTGACGTCAGCGGCTCAGTGAATTACACGCTGACAGGCTCACAGCTCAACCGCATCGCTTACGACTTCACAGGCGTGCTAGGCACTGACATCAGCGTCATCGTTCCAGCTAGTGTGCAGCAGTACTGGGTTAAGAACAGCACGACCGGTGCGTCGCTGAGCATAAAGACCGCGACACAACCCTCGCCGGTTTTGCTGGCAACGGGGGTTCGAGGTATCTACTTCTGTGATGGCTCAGAAGTGGTCAGCGCGGTGACCAGCGTCATAACAGGTTCTGTCAGCGGAGGCACGTTCTGATGGCTTCAGCACCTATGGTCTTGCGCTCCCTGCCTGGCATAAAGCGCGACGGTACTCGGTTTGACGGTGACATCTACACCGACGGCCAGTGGGTCAGGTTCCAGCGCGGGTTACCTCGCAAGGTGGGCGGCTACCGGATGGTGTCGAAGTATCTGCCTGAGATCAGCCGTGGTTTTTCGGCCTTCCCTTACGACGGAGTGGCTTACTGCCATTCGGGATCCGGTGAAGCGTTGGTGAGGTTCACACTGGACCCAGCAGGGAACGCGTCAATCATCTCTGACCGCACCCCTTCAGGATTCGGTGTAAACATCAACAACCGTTGGATGTTTGACTACATCTACGATTCGTCTACTTCAGACAACTCACTGCTGGCTCACTGTGCTCCCAACGGGGCTGACCAGACGAACTCAACCGGGTCTATTTACATCGGCGACTTGACTGGCACAGGCGCGCTCACGGGTATCACCCTGCCCGCAGGGGCTAATGCTTCCGGTGGCGTCGTGTCGCTACACCCTTACCTGTTCTACTACGGCTCGTCAGGTGTGATAGGCTGGTCAGTAGCTGGAGACCCGACTGACTTGTCCGGCGCGGGTTCAGGAATAGCTCGCGTCTGGGGTCAGAAGATCATCAAAGGTATGCCGCTACGCGCTGGCTCAGGCTCTTCACCTGCCGGTATATTTTGGGCATATGACGCTGTGATTCGTTCGTCGTTCACAGGCGGAGCTACGGTGTTCGACTTTGACGTACTGGCTACAGACACCTCAATAATGTCACCAGACTGCGTCGTTGATTACGACGGCGTGTTCTACTGGGCGGGCGTTGACCGGTTCATGATGTTCAACGGGGTGGTGCGCGAGGTTCCCAACACTTTCAACTCTAACTGGTTCTTTGACGGTTTGAACCGTGAACAGGCGCAGAAAGTGTTCGCATTCAAGGTTCCTCGCTTCGGTGAGATCTGGTGGTGCTACCCGAGAGGCTCGGCCACTGAGTGCACGCATGCAGTGGTGTACAATGTGCGCGAGAACGTCTGGTACGACACTGAGCTACCTAACGGCGGGCGCGCTGCTGGAGGATTCACGAACTTCTTTGCTGCGCCGTTGTTAGCCGGGGTTGAACCTAGCGGCACAGGTTACCGCGCGTGGTGGCACGAGAACGGCGTGGATGAGGTAGACGGTTCAACAGTGAACCCTATTCCGTCACACTTCGAAACCGCAGACATTTCGCTCATCGCTAAGGGTCAAGACGGCGAGTTGCGTCTGACGAGCATTGAGCCTGACTTTGTGCAGGTCGGCGATATGACAGCTACGGTGACCGGCAGGGCCAACGCTCGCTCGCGTGACCGGGTCGGACCATCAGTAGTGTTCCCTGAAGAAGCCGCCACGCCCAACCAGCAAATCGTCAAGTTCAAAGAACAACGCCGTGAACTGCGCGTCAAGTTTGAGAGCAACGCCGTGGGTGGTGATTACCAGATGGGTCAAATCATTGCCTACATGGAACAGGGTGACAAGACTTCTCTCGGCGGTGCTGTGTGATAACTATACCCAACCCTGCCGGGATGGACTTGTCAGACTGGGCTGATCAGGTTTCGTTCTACCTTGATGCCTACGGCGCTATGCCCAAGTTGATGGATGACGACTGGCAGGGGTGGGCTTCACACGTATTGATGAATCATTCATTGCCGTGCTCAAACCCACCTAACCCTTACGCGTTCACTGAATGGCAAGACTGGGCACGCCGGTTCTGTGAAGTCTTGACATGAACGCCGACCGTGAAGACGAGGCTATAGCGTGGGCTTCAGAGCAGATTGAAGGCTCAGCCCCCGGCTTGTGCAAGGCGTTCTGGATTGAATCCAACTGTCAATTTGACACCGTAGTGGTGTTGAGCGGGTTCACCCCTCGCAATGTTGACCTACACATTGCGATAAGACCCGGCGGCGTGAGCCGCAACACAGCTATAATTCTGTTCAATTCAGTCTTCGATTACGTGTTCAACACGCTCGGAGCTGCCCGCACCACGGGGCTCATTAAGCTGTCAAACCGGCCCGCGCGCAGATTCGCGGAGCACTTGGGTTTTGAGCTTGAAGGTGTTCTACGCGAGGCGTTTGAAGATGACGACCTCTGCGTTTACGGCTTTCTGCATCGAGACTACGAGGCGCACAAATGGTTCAGACCCAACAAAACATGATGAGCAAGCGGGAGCAGGTCATGCGCCTGGTCGCTGGCAACCCCAAGTTCACTCAGGCAATCCAGGAGATCATGAATCGCCTGAGCCAGACAGCGGTGACGCCCGAAGTAATCGCTGAAATCATCAAGGGACTTGAATTCGTATTGGACCATCCGGACCAATATGAACAGCTCAGAGCCCAAGCGATTCAGTCTGGAATGATGGACGAGCGGGACTCGCCACCAAAGTACAATCGCGTGTTCGTTATCACGATGCTCGCAGCATTGTATGCAGTACAGGAGAACATGCCCCAGTCAGCGGTGCAGGAATTCTCCCACGGCGGGCTGGGTCGCAGCGCAGAACGCCTGCAGTCAATGGGTCGAGGCGGCGACACGATTCTAGCACACATCAACCCCAAAGAAGCCGAGATTCTACGTCGCATGGGCGGCGGGGGCACTATCAATCCGAACACCGGCCTCGTGGAATTCAAGAGCGGTATCGGCAAAGTGCTCGGCGTGATCGCCGCAGTCGCTATGCCTTGGATCGCTCCAATGGTCGGCGGCGCAATTGCCGGAGCCACCGGTATGACCCTGGGTACGATGGGCACGGCTGCGCTGGGCGGTGCTGCGGTCGGAGGCGTCTCTTCTGCCCTGCAGGGTGGTGACTTCCTGAAAGGCATGGTGACCGGCGGCGTCACCGGCGGCATTAGCGGCGGGCTGGGCAACACGATCGGTTCAGCCTTGCTACCTGCCGGTACAAACTCCGCCCTGTCTGGCGCAGTCGGCGCGGGGTTGGCTGGAGGGTTTGCAGGCGCGGCCACCGGTCAGGGCTTCAAATCTGGCGCTTTGAGTGGGCTCGTGACGCACGGTATGAGCGGTCAGTTCTCAGCCAAGCCTAGCGACGCTGCTGTGAGTTCGTTCGCCAGGGATGGGGTTCAGACACCGCTAGGAGCGAACACTCGTGCCGAATCACTTGCTAGCACAACCGGAGGACCCGTTCCTGGTATCGCAGACTCTTTGGATATCCCAACTGGGACTGAGATGGTCAGCAAGGGTGCGTTGGGCGGCACAGGAGGCGCAACTGGCGCTGCTGATTCGGGCGGCTTCTTCAGCTCCTCAAATATGCTGAAGATGGGTCCGCTCGCTGCTTTGGCGCTCTCTACTGCGAACACCCCGGAGCAGGTCCGCGCCGGTCTGTCTCCTGAACAGCAGGCCTACTTTGACCGCACTCTGAGCGTGTGGGACTGGGACCGTATTAAAGCCGACGCGACCGCTGCAGGTAAGCCGCTCGGTTCGTTCGTCTCAGAGAACTGGGACAAGGTCAACGCCGGTAACTACAACAAGCCCTCGGCCACGCCGTTAGCCCCACCCACAGCGGCTGAGAGTATCGCCCCCGTCGCGCAGGAACCTGTCAAGGAATTTGCAAAGGGCGGCGCGTTGAGCCGTGTCGCGTACCTCGCGAAAGGTTCCGGCACCGGGCGCTCTGACGAAATCCCCGCACGGTTGTCCGATGGCGAGTTTGTGATTGACGCCGAAACGGTCAACCTGCTGGGTGACGGTTCCACTGAAGCCGGTGCTCGCAAGTTAGATCAGATGCGTGCGGCTATTCGCAAACACAAGGGTAAACAACTGGCTAAAGGCAAATTCAGCCCCAACGCCAAATCACCCCTCAACTACATCAAAGAGGCCGCATAATGGGACTGTTCACCGGCACACCAGCTACGTCATACACCACCAGCTCCACTGAAACCCCGAAGTGGATGCAGGATGCGATCTACAGCCAGATTCAGTCAGCATCGAATATCGCCAATCAACCTTTCCAGGCTTACACCGGCAAGACCGTAGCAGGGCTTACCCCACAACAAGAAGCCGCGTATCGCGGGGCTGTTGAGGGCCAGGGTGCGTGGGTTCCTTCGATGAATCAGGCTATGGTCGGCACTGGCGGCTTGACTGGAAACTACGGCGCTACGCAAGCCGCACAGGGTTACATGCAGAACGCCGCAAACGTCAACCCGTTGGCGGCTGCGCAGGGGTTGATGAATCAGGGATTGAACACTAGCGGAGTGGCGGCAGCTCAACCTTACGTGAATCAGCAGGCTCAAGCTCTGGGCGGAATCAACTACAACGCCGGTGCTAACGCTCTCGCCCCTTACGCCTCACAGAGCGTGCAAAACTCAGGATTGTCTGCGGCCATGCCGTACTTCAATCGGGCTGACGACCGCGCTACGCAAGACATCAGTGCGTATATGAACCCGTATCAGCAGAACGCGATGGACGTGGTCGCTAAGCAGGGCGCTCGCAACCTGAGCGAGAACCTGCTACCTGCTGTTTCTGATTCATTCATCAAGGCTGGTCAATTTGGCGGAACCCGTATGGGTGAATTCGGTTCGCGCGCGCTGCGAGACACGCAAGAATCCGTGCTGAACACTCAAGCGCAGATGGCAAACCAAGGCTACTCTCAAGCCCTTGGTGCGTCACAGACCGACCTCGCACGGCAGGCTCAACTGGGTCAGTCAGCGGGACAGCTCGCCGCTACGCAGCAACAAGCGCTCTTGTCTGCCGGTCAAGCGCTGTCTGGTGCTCAAGCCCAAGGCGTGCAGAATCAACTTGCTGGCGCGAGTCAGTACGGAAACATGGCCAGCCAGCTCGGCAGCTTGACTCAAGCACAGCAGCAAGCCTACCTGAACGCAGCCCAACAAAGCGGTTCCCTGGCTGGTCAGTATGCGAGTCAACAGGCCAATCTGGCCCAACTCAGCGGCAACCTCGCTAACACTGACCTCGCTCGCCAACTTCAGGCCCAGCAGCAGCTCGGTGCTCTTACGCAAGCCTCACAAGGTATGCGGGCTGCTGACTTGGCGTCGCTGGAAGCCTCAGGCACCGCATACCAGAACCAAGCCCAACGCGAGATGGATGCGTCTAAATCTGCCTACAACGAGGCTAACCTCTATCCCCGTCAAATGCTGGACTGGATGTCGACTCAAATTCGCGGTATGGCTCCGATCACACCAACGTCCACGCAGCAAACCGCCACCGGTAACACCGGAGCCTCACCACTGGCTCAGCTCGCTTCAGCGACGACCGCCGGTCTGGGTTTGTACAACACGATCAACCGCCCAGCTTAAGGACAGAACATGCCTACGATCCAAGAGTTGTCACAGAAGTACGAAACACCCCCTACGCAGGAACAGCAAATGGAAATGCTGCACCCGGCTGACCGGGAAGCGATCATGCGCGATGCGGCCAAGCAGGGCGTGATTCCGGTCATTCAGCCGTCTTTCAAAGTCCCAGCCCCCGTAGCAGCCCCAGCTCCCGTAGCGAACCCGCAGATAGACATGGCGGCGATGCTACAGCGTCTGAGCAGCCAACCGTCTCCGTACGCGGACCAGATGAAAGAAGCACTGGCCGCTCGCACCCGCGCGACTGATGCGTTCAACGCAGCTATCGACGCCGCAGCTAGCCAGAAAGAAGACAGCGCCCCGTCACAGGCTGAGCTGTACTTTCGGCTCGCAGCAGCATTCGGCGCACCTACCAAGACCGGCAGCTTTTTCGAGAGCTTGGGCAATGCCGGACAGGTAGCAGCTGACTTCAGGAAAGAAACCCGTACGGCTGAATCCGGGTCTCGCGCTAAGCAGTTGCAGCTCATGCTTGAGAAGCAGAAGCTGGCGCTGCAAGGCGCTGATACCGACCTGTCTACGTTGCGTACGCTGGCGTCTGAAGAGTCCAAAGACAAGCGCGCGATCCAGACTGAACTGTTCAAGCAGTACATGGCGAGCGGCAAGCCTCAGTCAGAGGCCGGAAAATTCGCGGCGGACCAGGGCTTCAAACCCGGTACGCCCGAATTTGCAACGGCCGCTCAGAAGTACTTCGACGCGAAGCTGGAATCAGGCGACTGGTATAAACAGGTCATGGCAGGTGTCGCCGCTCAAGGGTTGACCCTGCAGCAACAGGCCGCAGCAGCAAAAGCTGAATCCGCCAAGAAGCTCACCCCAGCTGAGGTCAAGCTGCGCACAGAGACTGAAGACACGGTCGCCGCGCTGGACTCTTCGATGGCGTCACTACGCAAAGCATTCAAGCTGAACCCCAACACGTACGACGCTTCACTGGCTGACAAAGCCCAGTATGCGACACTGCGCGCGGCGGGCAGTTCTGACAAGAAAGTCGTGGACACAGCTGAACTGTACAACCTGCTCGGTAAGCAGGGTCTTGAACAACTTAAGGCGACGTTCGGAGCGGCTCCGACGGAAGGCGAACGCGCCGTCTTGATGTCCCTGCAAGGTCTGGATTCCAAGAGCATCGCAGAGCGTAAAGTTATACTCGAGAACACCTACAAGGCGCTGGTCGACAAGCGCGCCCGAGAGAAGAAACGCCTGGATGACATCTTGGCCGGTTCGTACCGCGACACAAAACCAATTGACAGCGAGTAAACCGCTATGGCTGAACAAACACTGAGCGACCTCATCGCACCGCGACGCAACCTCCCCCCGGCTGACCGAGCCGTAGGCGCTTTGCGCGCCATAGGTCAGGGTGCGGGTCTAGGTTGGTCAGATGAGGCTGAGGCCTACGCTCGCGCACGGGCCGGTGTCAATGACTACGACGCCCAGCTCAAACGCATTCGCGGTGAGTACGGCCAGTACTACTCTGAGAACCCCAAGACGGCGTTCGCGCTGGAGATGCTGGGCGGGGCGGCTCCTATGGCGGCTACGGCGCTGGTTCCAGGCATGCAGCCTGCGGCGGTGACCCAGGGTGCTGGCGCACTCGCAAAGCTCGCAGCCGCTGCCGCTGTGACAGGCGCTATTTCAGGCGCAGGGTCCGCTGAACAAGACCGCACTTCAGGCGCTATCGCGGGCGGTGTATTAGGTGGCGCTTTCGGCGCGGGAGCCCCCCTCATGTTGCGCGGCGCGGGCGCTGGCTGGCGATGGCTCATGGAGCGTCTGAACCCCACGGAAACGCGCATTTCGACGCGCGCGGCAGGCAAGCTCAGCGAGGCGCTTAACCAGACCGGACTGACCCCTCAAATGATTGAGCGCAAAATACTTGAAGATCGCGCGATGGGTGTTCCTTCCGTTGTGGCTAACGTGTCACCGGCCACTGCCGACCTAGCACAAGCAGTTGCCCAGCGTACCGGGGCGGGCGCTCGTAAGATTGAAGACAAACTGCACCAGCAGCTCGTCGGTTCACGCGAACGCACCCATCAGCAAGTGGTCAAGGGTCTTAACCCAGGAGACTTCTACGCAGATGAGCAGAAGCTGTTAGAGCAGTTGCGCAGCAAGGCCGGCACCGTTTATGACAACGCTTACGCGGTAGGTGAAGTAAACGACCCGCGCATCAATGAAGTGCTCAAGAACCCACAATTCAAGGCATTCTTTGACAAGGCGCGCAAGATCGCAGACACCGAGGCTCAGGCGGCTAAGCTGCGCGGAGAAGACCCTAGCAAGTTCGCCTTGCCGGACCTTTACAAGTTGGAACTGAACCCGGTGACTCAAGAGCTGACGCCGGTTGTCTCAAAGCTGCCGGACGTCCGCACCCTTGACTACATCAAGCGCGGTATTGATGCAACCATCGACTCAGGGTTTAGGGGTCAGGGTATGTCTACCGCTGAAGCCAACGCGCTCAAGCAACTGCGTAACCAGTTCGTCAACGCGATCGATGAGAACGTGCCAGAGTACGCTCTAGCGCGTAAGACCTACGGCGGTGACATGGAAGTGCTAGACGCTATCCGGGCCGGCATGAATGACTTCGGCAAGATGGATCATGAGCAGGTGATGAACCTGGTCAGTAAGATGTCTCAAGCTGAGAAGGAAGCGTTCCGCACAGGCGTGTCGCGAGACATCTACGGTCGAATCATGGGTTCATCAAACAACCTGAACGCGGCACAGCGCGTCATCGGTTCGCCTGAGATGCAAGCTAAGCTGCAACCCTTGTTTGATAGCCCATCACAGTTCAACCTGTTCAAAGCTGCGCTGGAACGCGAGTCTCAGTTGTACGGCCAAGCTGGAAAGATACTAGGTGGATCTTCCACCGCCAAGAACTTGCAGATGCGTGAGGCGCTTGATGCCGGTGAGGGTGTGGGTGAGGTTGTTGCCGGGGCCGTCACCGGGGGCATCAGAGGCTCTCTGTCTATGATGGTCACCCGCGCTATCTCTCGCGGTAAGGTGTCTGACAAGACAGCCGAGAAGCTCGGCGAGATGCTCATGTCAAAAGACCCGAATGAGGTTGCTGCTGTGGTCAGGCTGCTGGAGAAGTATCAATCTGACGCAGTGCCTAAGGCTATCCGAGGTACAGCTATAGAGCGCGGAGTAGTGGGCTCGCAGGCCGCATTCCCTAGCGCCCCGCAGAGCGCTGACACAATGGTTGACGAATCGCAAAGCCCCGCCCAACCGGCTGAACTCAGCCTGATAGAGCGAGACATCGCCGCTGAAAAAACCCCTGCCAAGCCTGAACTCAGCTTGATAGAGCAGGACATTCAGCGGGAAGAGTCCAAGCGCTGAACCGGCGTTTCAAACATCACCAAGTTACGCCGCGCGAGTATGATGCGAATATGCTCGGCGGCGTCGTGATTTCCAGCCTTCTCCGCCAGCTCGATAGCGCGCAGGAGCTCTTCCTGAGTCTTGCTCCACGTGAGCCCCGGCCCTAGCAGCGCGCAGACCATTTCCCAAGGCACCTCAGTACATCCCGGTGAGGTCTGGCGCGCGGTAGTTGGGACCCTTGGCGACTTCCTCTAAGTGACATCCGAGCTGGACGTCAAAGTCTCGGCTAGTGGGTTCAGGGCGGGCGCGCAGGTGCCACAAATACATTGAATCAATACTCATCTCAATCTCCTATGGGTTAACGAATTTCCTTCATCCAGTGCGGGGTGCTGGGCAGAGGCTCCCAACCCTTGAACTGGAATAATGTGCGCTCAGTCAGTTCACCGTGCGTCGGCATACCTTCTTTTGTCAGCAGGTGCAGCTTGACCCCGCGCGGCGCTAGGCTGATGTCCAACCACTCACGGCTCTGATCAGTGAACACTTTGTACTGCTTGTTCCACTTGAAGCCGTCTAGCGGCTCATCTTTGAATGCGGACCACGCCCGCTTGAACCTGTCTATCATCATCACTCCTTTACGAATTGTTGAAAATCACACCAATGAATTCCGCTCTTAGCTTGAATCAACATCTGCGCCATTACCGAGGCTCGGCGTAGCGCGTGGTCTGACAACTTGGGATGTAGCCTCTCTACGGCCAAGAGCCCAGCTTCTAAGGCACCGCGCTGCATGTGTGTCAGTGACTCATAGCTAACCACGTCGACTGCCGTTCGAGCAGCGCCGTGCACGATTCTCAAGTCAGCTGTCTCAGGCAGCTTGTCGTACTCTGCGGCGGAGCCTATTATGTACGTCAGAGACGCCACGTGTTCTATCACGGTTCTCCAGTCTTCCCCGGCCAGCGCTTGCAGGTGTGCTCTGAGAGTGGCTCCGCTCCACTTCTGCCTAGCCACCGCGCGCTCAACAGGGGTCATGCGGTAGCGTGGGCAGGTGTCGTTGATTATCGCTTGCAAGGTCGGTTCCTTGTGTCGGTTGCTGGCTGGTTTGCTCATCCCAGCACTCCTTTGATTGCGTCGATTGCATCGACTCCCGGTTTTTGTGCGTTGATACGCCCTGAAAATGTATTTGCGTTCTTCCAACGTGTCAGTGCCTCCAGCGCCTGTTTCAGCACCGGGTCATATTTGGCCGCTTGCTTCATGTGGACGATCAGCATCAGATCGGATGCGTCCTTGTCCGCTTGGGCCAGCAGTTCTTTGACTTGCGTCTCGGAGTAGAGTGACTCCTGCTTGGAGTGCGGGTCACGGCTCAGAAAGAAGCTAATGAACTTGTGTTCTGGCGCATCCGTCAGGTACGCCACTGGTTCAGGTAGCTTGCGCATTCTTCTCTCCTGTGATGCCGTGATGTTTTTCTGCCCATTTCACTCCGTTTTTGAAATCATTAGGGTTATTAAGCCATATAAAAACTTCCGTTTGTCTTTTGATCTGTTCATTCGTCAAAGGCGTGAACAGCCGGGTCAACTCTGATTCAAGAGCGGCGTGTAGCGTAGACGCATTGCTCTCATAGTTTGGGATCGCTTGGTCGCCAGCGCACACATCGTCAACACATGCGCTGCATAGCAGATCAACCATCCCCATCAGCTTCGTTACGGTGTCGTTCATTGTTTGTCCCCCATAGCGAGGTCAATCAGGTCATCCCACTCCAACCCGTAGTGGTTGTCAACAATCTTCGCTGCTCTGCCGTGCTTTGCATCGTTTCCGTCACGCAACCAGACATACCTCGCAGCATCCTTCTCCACCTCTGCCAGCCGCTTTGCCTGCCTGTCACACAGGTCTTGCAACTCAGATGCAATGGTGGCCAGCCTCTCAATCTCGTCGCACAGGGCGATGACTGTGGCTGGGTTTGCACCATGCGTCCAGTTACGAGACTCAGCAGCTTCAGCCGCTGCCTTGATTGCTTTGATGTCGATCATTTCTTTGACTCCTCATGGTCAATGTTGTCGAGTGTGTTCTGCACATCCTTCCAAGCCTCATCCCAGTAGGCCAGCACATGCACCGGGTACAGCAGCACAGCCAAGGCTTTCAGCAGCCACGCCATGCGGTGACGGATCATCCAAATAACCCACGGTCTCATTTTTCAACTCCCAATTTCGCCCACACAGCGGCTTCAATGATTCTTGCATCAGACAAAAACAGATGACGGTTCTGTGCGCTAGATACATATTCGACTTCCAGTGCCGCAAGTATTTCGCTGTCACTCAGCTTCACAGCCTTGCGGGGTTGTGCTGCTAGGTACACAGGTATTTGCACATCTTCAGACGGGAACTGCTCAAGCAACCACATGCCCTCATCTGTCTCGATGTTTGTGCTCCACTGGCCGTGCTTCATTAAGTACGCCACAGGCTGTGGCTCCTGCACTGGTGCTGGCTGCGAGTGCTTCCAGCAGTCGCAATCGGTTGATGCAGACAGTTGCTCTTGCGTCCCAACACGCTCACAGCCCAAGCATTGGAGCAACACTGGCTTCGAGGCTGGTGCTGGTTGTTGCTCCTGCACTGGTGCTGCATCCGGCAGTCTGGTGTAGATTTCGTGCCAAACATGGCCTACGTCATACGCCGTGGCGTTTCCATACGCCTTTCTGACAACCGCAAGAATGGATTCTGGTGGGCGTAACGGGACGAGCTTATGGTCTTTCATTTGATTTCTCCTGTGTTTGGGGTGCTGGCTGTTCAAGCGCGGCTCTGAGTGCGGATACAGACTTTACGACTGGCATGCCAGTGATGGACGCACCGTTGAAAACACCAATCATTGCGTCGATGGTATGCCGCAGCAGTTCGCGGCTCACTGTGAGGGTGTCTGTCATGTCTTGCTCCTTCCGTTTACCGCTGCCCACTTAACGTATGGGATAGCATCATCAAAACCGTGGAACTCAAGCACTCGCATTGCTTCTTCCAAGGCTTCAGCCCTGACCAGTTCGGCAAAGCGTTGGAGTTGTTCTTGCGTGAAGCCAAACGCTGCTGCATCTGGCGTGTGTCGGTTGACGTACTTGGCCCCGTCTGCTTGCTTCGCACGCTCTGTGATTCGGTCTTGGTTCATTTGAATTCCTCCGTATCTGCGAGTGCTTGCCTCGCCCGTTGCTGTCCAGCAATCCAAAAGGCGTTGTCCTCCATCCACTTCGCGCCCATGTTTTTGTCCATCACTCCGTGTTCGTCGAGATACCACTTCAAGCAAGAGCGCAACACCTTGATCGCTTCGTGCTGGCGGCGAATGAGGGCGGCTGCCTGTTTGCAGATTGCGTGAGTGCTTTGCCCAGATTTACCAATTGGCGCAACTAACTCATCAGCTAGTTGGGCGCATGTCATTGCTGGTTTTGCTGATGGGCAGCCACACTCACCGCTGTCACCGTAAGGCATCCAGCATTCACCACATACTGTTCGGCTCATGGCAATGGACCCTTCGGTTCAGGATAAAGAATCTCCCGATCCAGCACTTCCATGCTGTCAGCAAGCTGTTCATGTAGGTAATCGGGGATGCGCTCTTTCGTGGCGAAGCCCCAAGCCTCCAACGCTGAGAGCAGGCGCATCAGGGATAACATTTCTTGTTTGGTCATAGCATCTTTCCAGCCATAAAGCCGAGCACAAGCATCGCTGTGGACAGCCCAATCAAGTCCATGAGTTCTGCGCCTTCACAGAAAATCTTGGTAGCCCATCCAGTTGCCAACAAAATAAAGACTGCCGACGCAATGGCGAGATGTGTTTCTTGGCTCATGGCTTGAACTCCCAGTTAGCCAGAATCTCATTCACCCACGGCTGGGCCAGCGAGTACACCAACATCGTCAACAGGATGCATGCGATCACGCACAGAGCGACAACAGCCATTGATGCAAGGCTGTCCAGGTACAGATCATCCAGATCGTCATCGGGCTTGGTTTCCCAGGGCTGCTTCATTGCAGCTTCTCCACCCTGACCGCGTACAGCCAGTTTGAGCCCAGCAGGCGTATCGCCCGCACCCATTTACGCTGGTTAGCTCGGTTAACCTCGCGGCTAACGAACTCGCTGTTGAACATGCGGCGAACCCGAGTCAGATGTGAAATATTCATGCTAGTGCTCCTCGTGAAGGTACGTTCAGTGCGTTCATTGATTCAGGCCTAGGGTTAACCCAGCTTTCAGGCGTGTACGGCGTGCACTTTACCGGTTCCCGGGGAACTGAGACAGCCGCCTTAGCGTAGGCCAGTTGCTGCTTTGACTTCAACATTGACAGCGTCTTACGACCCTTGTCAGTTGAGCGGTAAACCGGCGTGCCTGACAGCAGCCAGTAGCGCCGAGCGTACCCGCTCTCAACCGCGCCGGAGAGCTCTTCAACGCTCACACCTTTCAACAGTATCGCGCCGAGCGACTGGTCTTTTCTGGCTTCAAGAGCGCTGACGACTTTTGCCCACGCAGGTAATTGGTTATCAATCACGGTAGTCTTCCTTTCTGGCTTTGTGAGTTTCAATGATCTCATACACGATGTTGTCGTGCTCGCGGTCAGTAGCGTCTTTGTACTCACTGCCGTCAGACCTCAGAATCTCGTACTCCACCTCGTCGTCTTCATCCGGATAGGAGTCTTCCCACGGGCCGTAGTACTTGCCTGGGCGACCAAGGCGTACAGAATCCACGCTGACCGTGAACTCTTCGTCTTCAGGGCCGAGGTTGGTTTGGAATTGGAATAGAGCCATTCAGTTCTCCAGTTATTGAGTTATAGACCGACCTGAATTTTAGTGCGTAAACTCAGGTCGGATGATTGTATTTTTGAACTACGATCAAGTTCTTGATTGCCTCCGCCAATCAGGAGTAGCGCGTCTCCCAGAGCCACCGAGCCAGCAAGAGCGCCTCAGCCCTACCGTCGTGCTTCTTCAGGTGCAAAGGCGCTGCGGGGAACAGACGTTGGGCTAGCGCGCGACTCATCTCCTTGTCAGCGGTGAGCTTGAAGTGCTTCTTCCAGGTCGCCGGGGCTACCTGAATCAGCTCAAACCCGCCCGTGGCTAGCACCGCACGAGCCGCGCCGTATGAGTCCCCGAGGCTGAAAACCGAGCTAACCCCTTGCCCCGGCATAGCCCCGACCTTCTCAAGCACTGACACCACGGCGTCACCGGGCTGCAGGCGCTCTTTGATGAGCGTTTTCATACCCGCTGGGGACACTTCGTTCTTGACTGAGCCAACCCCCTTGAGAACCACTGGCATGTCCTCTACACCAGCGAAAACGCCATCCCTGAGGAAGCCTATCGCGCCGGTTAGGCCTGGGTCTATTCCGACAATCAACATCACATACTTTCGTAGCTGGGGCAGGCGGCGCGCTGAGCGGCTTTGTCAAGCACTATGCGATCAACCGACAACTCACACACCCACTCACCGCGCTCTGATGGCGTTGAGAACCGGCAGGAGCGGCATGTTTTGACGGGCTTTACGGCCCCGGTGCAAGCACCTTTCATATCACAGAACTTGCAGCCGAATGAGCTGCCGTCATCGCTGATACCTGCGGGCTTGAGCGTGGCGTCTACCATCTTCTGAATGTTGTAGCAGATTCGCTCGAACTCGGCCGGGTCAGAGTCAACGCGCTCAACGTGGAACTTCTCATCGTCCTTGCAGAGCGCGATGTAGACAGCCTGCGTGAATCCGCCTAGCATCATACCCGCCTGAACCTGCGTGTAGTGCTCAGGCTTGCTAGCGCGAACGCCGTGCTTCTGCAGTGCGGAGAAGCTGTTCTTGTTGTGGGTCTTGATCTCAAGAACGTACGGCGTGTCAGGGTCATCAGGGAAACCCTTCAGAATGCCGTCCACCTTGACAATGAAGTGCCCGGTGTCGTCAACGAACTCGAATTGGTTGCCGTTTTCATCACGGTCGTACACCATGAACCCGGCGCGGCGCATGTCCGCTACTATGCGGTCTTCCTGAATGTGCCCGGTCTCAAACAGGCGGTACATACGCCCGTCGAACTCAGCAGAGGCAAACGCTCTCCAGCTCAGCCACGTTTGGCGCAGGCACTCACGCCCGATGAATGATGAGCCCAGGCGACCCAAGTACAGATCCTTGTCGTATTTTTCAGCCTTGATTGCGTCGTAGACGCGGTTGATGAGCTCTTGCTCGGCGAGGGGTGGAATTGCAGGCATCTAGTTCTCCAGTTATAAAGCAGGGTTGATGACCCCAGTCCTCCCAGGTAGCGGTTCGCTCGCACAGTGAAGTGCGCTGACGCGCCTGGCAGCCATCAAGGGTGCGGGCTGGGATCGAACCAGCCGCCTTCGGGCTTGAAATAGGAATCTCACCTAAACCTCTGATCCGCACCCTTGATAGCCCCCGTCTTTCCGGGGTGTCAGCCGAACTCAGCGTCGGCAGCTATTCATCAATCGTCCCAAGGATTTTTACCAGCGCCTTTGTTCTGCGAACTCTGAGCGCTTGCGGCGGGCTTTGCAGCAGCCTTAGCCGCCGGGGCTTTCTTCTCAGCAGCCTCGGGCTTGTCAAACAGGAACGCCTTCACGCGATTGCTGTCCTTGTAGCCGTTGGTGCCCTCTTGAATGCCCACCAGCGCTTTGAACTTCTTGCCGAGCAGCTTGTCAGTGTCATCAGCCTCGGGCTTGCCGGCTGCGGTAGCCCATGCCACCAACTGCGCGCGGCCAATGTTCTGAGCCTTCTCGCTTTTGTTGACGACGTTGAAGTTCTGCCAGATCCAGCGGCCAGCGTACTCCCCGCCGACCACCTCGAACTTAGCCTTGATCATCACACCGCCAGCAGCGGTTTCCTTCTCCTCAGCGTCAATCGCTTCCAGCGTGTACTCGCCATCGGGAATAGGGTCGTAGTTGCCAGCGGTAGCGTTGTTCATGTCGACTTCAGAAGAATCGAAATTGAATTTAGCCATGATATGTTTCCTTACAGTGTTAAACGATTTGAATTTTTCCAGAATGACCTGAAAACTTCTGATGACGACCTAAAGCGGGAGGGTTTGAAACCATACCGCACTCTAAGCACTTCCACTTTTGAGAAGTCGCCTTCTCACCTTGAGCCTTACGCTGTTCAGGTGTTTGGGTACCCGAAGGGTATTTCAACGTCATCACGCGAGCAGCTTCGCGATTTTGTTCAGACATCTCTTCAGGTGTTCTGCCGTGGATACCGCGCTTGAGTTCCGCGCATGAGTTACCACCTTTAGCTCCGTCTGAACTCATCTTTTCAGCGCTTCTACCCATAGCGCCTACTTTGTTTCTAGCGGCTGATTCACCGCCCGGAACGCCGTTCTGACTCCCGTTGTACTCATTAAAAGACATCGGGTCATTACGGGCGTCCAGCATCTTAGTCAGCGTGCTTTCCATCTTACGCACATAGTTCGAATCACTGATCACCAGTATCTGAATATCGAAAGCCGCCGGGTTCCGCCTAAACAACGGTTCAACAACATCACTGCTGGTGAAATATGAAACACCCAACTTTGACGGCTCAGCACTCTTGCCGTACTTGCTGCCAATATACCATTTACCAGTGAGCTTCTCTGTCACTCGATACGCGTAAGGTCTACTCATCTCACACTCCGACTAACGGGACGACTTTTGAAAAGTTCTCAAAGCTCAGTTCAATTTCCTCCGGACAATTGTATCGGTTCTTTGCTACGTATGCTGGGTTTTCAACAAAGTGCAGCAGCCGTTCGCCGGTTGAAACACCCCGCGCGCGAGGCCCGGCGAACCCCTTGCCTTCAGTTTTCTTAATAGCCACTTTGAAAGCAGCGAAAGCCAACACGTCAACCCATTCCTGCAGGAGCGCGTTGCAGCGGTTGGGGAGCTTGGGCTGGTAGCGGTCGTATTCTTCAGTGCGCGGGTCTTGATATTTAACCACGGCTGCATGGGCGATGAGCACGACGTTCATTCCGCGTTTCAGACGCAGCACATCAAGCCCCTGCAAGATCTCACGGAACTCCTCGGCGATGAACACCGCACCCTTGCCGTAAGACTGCTCTTTCTCGTCGTGAGAGGCGTTCACGCTGTTGACGATGAGTGGCTCAACCAACCAGTCAACAGAATCAATCACGACCGTTTTGAAGTCATGGTCTTCTTTGATCAGTGTTTTGATTGAGCCTGCCACGTCTTCAATCTTCTGCGCACGGGGGAAGCTGGTCACGTCAAGTGAGTCCAGACCGTCCTCGGTGCTGATGAAGATGGGCTTGGGGAACTGGCTGGCCAGGGTGCTCTTACCTACTCCATGTGAAGAATACACGCAGACCCTCGGGGGGACCGGCTGCTTACCTACGCGCAAAGCGCTCTTCCAGTTTGACATCTTTGTTTCCTTTCTTGGTTAGAGGCAGTCGTCGTCTGCCATGGGGGATTCGAGGTCTTCAGGGAACCGATCAAAGTTCCATGTTTGGGGTACGTAGCTGAATGAATTGCGGTCCCAGCTCAGAATGTTGATCACGCCTTCGTGCTCGCAGGCCACCGACATACACGCCGAACTCAGCGCCGGGTCACCCATCAACAGCAGGTAGTCACCGGCCTGATAGCTAGCCAGCACGCGACGCGCCTTGCGTAGCAGTTCATCAGTGTCGTAGGGCTTGCGAACGTTGGCGAAGACCGCCTTCAGCTCACCGAAGCGCTTAGCGTCGCTCAGGTCTTTTGTGTAGTCAGCCTGTGTCACGAACACAGTGCGTGAGTTTCCAGGTTCATGTTGCATTTTTGGCTTTCTTTTGTTTCTTGGGTGGTGGAGCTATCAGCTCGAGTTCTTCAGCGGTCAGGTATTCAGCGCAGCCTACATCCTTCATAATTCTCAGTGACTCCTTCAGATACCAGTCGTAGTCCAGGTCTGCGGGGTGCACCCCACCTTCCGGCAGCGTCATGCAGGCGCGAGCGCCTTCAGTCTTGTTGACCTTGTTGCCGTTGCTCACGTATCGCAGCGGAGGCAGGTCCCGGTCGGTGCTCTGATACCACCTAACCACCTTACCTAGGTACTCTCCTGACTGTTCGCCTCCGCCGGTCACGTTGCGAGCGCTCAGAAAGTCCTCGAAGCGCGCGTTTTTGATGGTTTCGAGCAGTGCGGTGCCTTTCGATAGGCGCTCGCCTACCGCGCTAGCACAAACTCCTGCAGTGGGGTTCTTTTTGAGGCTCAGCGGAGCGTAGATTCCACGCGCCTTGACTTTGCGATCTGTCTTGACTGCGAAGTAGTTGTTGACGTCCTTCATCGCCAAAACGCGGTACTCGGTATACTCAAACTGAAACCGTGACAGCGCGCTGAACTCAGTCACCACGCGCTCAACTTCAGACCTCAGCCCGGCAGGGTAGCGCACGGCGATACCATCAGTGTTGGCTGACAGCGTCTCAACACCGACCTTGGCGAGCCGCTCAATCAGCATCAGCAGCGTGAACTGCCCAGTCAGCGTCACCGCTAGCATCAAGTCCGGCGCGTACAGCACCGAGTAACGGCTAGCGAGCTTGCCGAATGACCCGTTGAGCGAGATCTTCAGGGTCGCGTCGGTGGTCTTGTCACCCACGCGCTTAGCCTCAAGGCGACGACGGTAGATACTGCGGTACTCCTCAACAAACGCCTCACCCAACCCGGCTGGTACGAACCCGCACTCCAGGATGATAGACGGGTAGAAGCTAGCGGCGTCAATGTCAGTGATGCAGTCATCCCCGGCCACGTGACAAACGCTCTTGTCGTGCGTGCTGTGGATTCCACCAACCCCTAACTGGTACGTGCCGCCTTTGTAGGTGACCTGCTCAGCGCCAAGGAAGTCGGGCAGTATCACGTGACCTGTCTTCTGGTTCATCTCAAACGTATGGTTACGCACCCGCTCAAGCAGCGTCCTCAGACCGTGATCCGTGAAACTAATGAACTCAGGTGGGTCGTAGGTGACGGTGGCGGGAATCTTGTTATTACGCCGCTGAAGACCCATGCTCGTAATGTACGCCTGCTCAGCCATCTGCGCGTCAGACTTGCTACGCATGTCTGTGCCGTACTTGCGAGACATTTCCACTCTCAGCAAAAGCTCAGGCTCAAGCCTGCGCATCAACTCCTGCGTCGTCAGCACGTCGTTGTGACAGTACGACAACACGGTGGCTTCTTGCTCAGCGGTGATCTCCTGATCGTGAGCTATCGGCATATCCTGCAGCAGCGGCATGTGCATGCGAGCGCCGTATGCCTTCAGACCAACGAACGAGGGGGAGACCTCTATCAAGTCGATATGATCAAACCCCATGTCCGGCAGGGTGTACTTGCGCATAGCCTGCCACGGTGCGAGTTCATTCTCAATCAGGTCGTTAGCTATGCGCTTGACGTCTGATGAGGAGCGGCCAGCGCACATCGCAGCCACAACAACCCGGTCAAAGCTCAGGCTGTTGAACCCGACAAATGTCGCGCCGGGTTGCCGCAGGAACTTCTTCAGGCGCTCAGGCGCTCCGGGCTCATGCAGCCAGAGATCAAACCATTCACCGGCCTCGTCGTCCAGGGCGCAAAACAGCGTCCTGTTGGGCAAGGTTTCAGTGTCATAAATCCAGGTTGACATTTTCAGCCCTGATTCACGTAGCCGCGCATGTCTTCAACCGACTCGACTTCGGCGATCAGCTCTTCCACCAACCGGCGGGCGAGGTCAACTGTCGCGGTGGACTGCCAGGTCAAGATGTGGCGAATGATCTGCTCATCAGTGCCACACAACCCGGCGTCGCAGCACAAGCGGGTCACAACGTGATTCGGCACGTTAGGCATGCGGCTCAAGTACTCGCCAAAAGACATGTTTGAGCGGCATTCGTACAACTTGCGCAGGAAGTGCGCAGCCTTGTGCAGGTCCTCGAGACCGTTCTTCTTGCGCCAGCGCAGGACGTACTTGCTGGCACAACCCTCAAGGTAGCCGACCTTGTAATTCTCAACGATGTCCCAGTGTTGCACACCGGTGGAGGTCTTGTAGTGTGAGCCGCCGACTTGAATAGCGTTCGCGTTAGACATTTGCCATCTCCTCAATGATGTTGAACAGTTCAGCATGACGACCTACCAGCAGCAAGCTGCGGGCGTAAGACATGTAGCGGTCAAAGACGATGCGAGCGCGGACGTTACCCAGCTCCATCTCACGTGCGCAAAACAGCGCGCCGCTGGCGATGTCGGCCAGTTTGAGAGTGCGCTTTTCGTTAGAAGTCAAGCCGGGGTAGTTCCAACCTGACTCGCTCAACAGGCGGTCCTCAAGCTCGTCAACCTGATCTCCGATACCGTACTCGCGCTTGGCCGGGGAAGGAATATCACCGGTCACCTGCTCAGCAAGGTCGTGCAGCAGAGCGGCTTTGAGCATTGGTGCCGTAGCGCCGGGGTCCAGCGCCAAGACCAACATCGCGACGTTGTGCGAGTGATGGGCGACGGTCTCCTCGCGCAGCGTGGTCACGGTGTGGTACCGCTTGACCTCGGAGCCGTATAGCATGAATTCGAGCTGTTGTTTCAACGTAGTTCTCCAGTTAGGAAGTTATCAAGGTATGGGACTGAATTTTAGGCCACTTTTACGGCCCGTGTGATTGTATTTTTGAACCACTCGGGCAGTCGTGATTGCTTTTTACAATCGGGCTTTCTCACGGCGTTGAATCCACTCGAAAGCCGCGCGTCGCCAGTCAGAGGCTTTGACCTTTGCAGCCCAGCCCTCGCCGGTGCCAGCCTTACCGCGCCGGGTGCGGCTGATCATAGCCATGGGGTGCGCCACGCCTAGGAAGAACGGGTGAACATATCGGTTCTCACCGTTGAAAGGATCGTCGCAGAACCGCTCACAGTCAGCAATGAATGACCTGTAGTCTGAGTTGAGCATGATGGGCAACGGCTCAACCTCACCAGACGCATAGTGATTGTACGCGCTGGGTTCTGAAGGGTCATTCAGGAACTTTGCGCCGTCGTACGTCTCAAGATACAGGTGCATGTTGTTAGACGCTTGCCTATACACTCCCGTGGGAGCGCCCAGAGCGCTAGCTACAAACTCCTGCAGGAAGCTCATATGTACGGCGTTAGCACCGCAAGCACCCCAAACTAAATCATTGCTACGGTTAAAAACGGTCATGTTGAGCTGACCCTTACGGCGGTCAAACACGATTGACATGTTGCAAGCCTTGTCTTTAGTGGGCTTGGTCAAGTCCGCCGTATCCCACATCTGAATCACGGCCTGACGGGTCTGAGGGTCACGGCGCAGCAGTTCAATCACCTCGACTAGCTGGTCTCGCCCGAAGTGATGACGCCAGCGGTGGCCGTAGGCTGCGTTGAATGTCTCACCGTCGTCGCTGAACTGTCCGAACGAACTGTTGAACAACGTGGGGAACGCAACGTCGTTACGCCCCGCGATCATCCAGATCGACTCCATCAGGTGGAATACCGGGTTGCAGTCTCGCAGCGGTGAGAACATGACGCGCTCTTCAGGTCTGCGATAGGTCAAGATGACAGGCTCGTCAAACGCCCGCACGGGGCCATTGCGAGTCTGCTCCACTGGACTGTTACTCACGCGGAGCGCCCACAGCGCCTCGGTGAGCATCTCATTCACGTTACGCGCTTTTATCTCAGACATGTTCAATACTCCGTCTCAGGTTTGTAATTGGTCTTAGGTTTACCCTCACCGAGCACGGTGCGGGCGTATTTACCGTACTCGCAGAACGTGTTTTGCACGTCATGCAAGGTCATGCCGGTGATGTCAAGCTCACGCTCGATTGCGCCCAGGGCGCGCATCAGAGCATCATTGAAGTCACGTTGTGCCCAGGTGTGGAACTTAGGCTTACCGTACAGCTGATTCAACCCTTGCTGGCTCCCCGGCCCGAGCGGTGCCCATGTATAGAGGTCAGTAAAGTCGCCGCCCATGGGAGTGTAGCTCAAGTCCGCAGCCACCTGCCCAGCGATGAAAGTGCTCACGCCGAAGCACTTACTCAACTCAGTGACAATCCGACACACGCTCAGATGATCAAAGTCAAACACCACTCTCTCAATCTGCGGGGCGCGCTTTACCACGTCTCCGATGATCCACCGGGCAATGCTCTGCGACTTCACACCGCCGGGGTCTTTCATGGTGGGGTAAACCATGTAAGCGCCGCCGTATACCTTGAGACCCTTAGCCTTCTGACCCTCGAGCACCTCAACAAAGCGATCAGCATTGAAGCTGGCGGGTGAGCAAGGTATCACCCCGGCGTCTATCAGTGCTTGAATAGTCGGAGGCCAGTTGATTAGCCGAGCTACCAGCAGGGTGAACCAGAGGTTCTGATCACCGTCTTCCACCGCTGGGTCAATCAGATTGGTGATAAACCACCTGCTCATGCGGTCATCACGGCGGCGGATGTTAGTGAACCGGTAACGGCTGAGAACCGGGTCCGCAGTCAGCGGGCCTGTGTAGCCGTTGTCACGCGCGACACGCATGATCTCACGCTCGTAAACGAAGTACAGGTACCCTGAATAGCTCTGAATACCCGCAGCGTCGACCGGGGCGGAGTGTGGATTTGAGTTACGCACTTTCAGCCTCCTTCAGCCAGCGCACTACTGTGCCGACTGCGTCGGTGTGGTCAATCCAGCGCACATCGTATCCACCAGCCTGGGTCAGAAGCACGGCGCTGCGGTGACACTGCTCGTAGGCTGACTTCATGGTCTTGTCCGGGTCAAACGGTTTGTCGTTACCGGCAGCGGCTCGGCGCGCTAGAACCCGCTCAAGACACGTATCCCACGGGGTGTCAAGGAACCCGAATATGGCCCCATGGTCCTTGAGGATAGGAGCGACGTGACCGCCAGCGGAGCTTTTGCTGACCAGTAGAGATTCTATCAACACGTGACCGTAGCCGTGAGCCTTTACAACCCGGTCTGCAATTTCCTCTTGACTATTTATACCGTCACCCCCACCGCAAGAGTTCTCATACGAACCGATGATCATCACGGGTCCCGTGATTCCCCAAGAAGAGGCATCCACTTTATAGCCCCAGGGCCTGCTCGAGTTGGGACCTAGCTTTTCGTAAGGTAAGCGATCCAAAAACCTGCGAACAGTATGCGTTTTACCCGAGCCGTTGCAGCCCCGGACGTTGATGATTTGATGTTTCACAGGAAGTGCTCTCCACGGTTAGGGAACCCGGTCTCGGCGAACTGAGCGGCGCGCTGAGCGCGTGGTACCGGCTTGGTCTCTGTCTCCACTCTGAGCCAGTCAGGAAGGTGCGCAGCGCGGATAGCCTTGAACACCTCAGTCTCACGGCTGAAACCCAGCTCGTCGTACTTCTGAATGCGTTCCCAAGCCATGTCGGCGTACACGCCGGGGTAACGCCGCTTGAAGAAGCCATTTTTGAATTGGCAGAACTGGCTTTCCAGTGTGAAGCGCCCGATGTCAGGTAGGTCGTACATGGATCCGAACTCCTGCAGGTACCCGGTGCACCAGCCCTCAAGCCACTCACACATCTTCTTGAAGTCAGGGTACTTGCCATCAAAGCCGTTGCTGGCGCGCTTGTCAAACACGATGTCGTCCTTGCCCAGCAAGAACAACGCCCCGTTGCGGTGCGAGCGGGATCCGTCAAAGTCGTCAAACAGCATCTCATCACATTCAACTCCGAAGCCCATTATGCGTACGTATTCCAGGTAGCTGAACTGTGACAACCGGCCGAAGCTGAATATGCCGCCCGCGCGCTCCCACGCCGCAGGGAACATGGACACCGACCAGTAGCGAGCCTGCGACCCGCCAGCGATCTCCTTCACCGCTTTCCAGTACGTGAACAACGCCTTGACGGTGTTGCGCTTGTTCTTCAGACGGTCGGTGTCGAACTGCAACTCTGGCCAATGCGCGTTGAACCAGTCATCCATCCCGCGCCACTTGTCAGGGGTGGCCGGCGGCTCGGGGAACTTGTTGAACATTATGAGCGATGTGATGGGGTTCTGCGTACACCCGTTGATGGTAGCGAACCACAGCTTCTGCTCATCATCCCAGCCGAAGTGCTCCGCCAGCTTAGGCATGTAAAGGTAGACCAGGCCAGGCATGATTCCATGACGCAGGTTCATAGCGTACAGCGCATCAAAGTACTCACGCCGGTTCTCCGGCAGGCGGTAGTCTTTTGACATGAGGAACAGGTCACCCGTGACCTTGTCGTGTACCTGCTTCATACAGCCTCCCGGTGAGTGAAAAATGGGCGGATGATGTTGACGTCAGGTTCAGAACCGACTACCCAGAAAGCGGTGCCCTGGTCTGGGCGAAGAGCGCCGGTCTGCTTGAGATGGCGGATAACTTTCCCCTCGTAATTCTTGTGCATCGGTATGCCAGCAAATGACTCTTTCACCGTGTCAGTGTACTTGACACCTTCGGCGTGCAGGCTCTTCTCAACCCACCTGAAAGGCAGCTTCTCAGGGTCTATGCCCATCACCCGCAAACGCTCACGAACCCAGGCTCGGCGGTCTGGCCCGATACCCACAGCGTAGAGCGTGTTCAGGTTCTTTGAATCCATGCTCAGCCCGAGAATAACGCTCGTCAGGGAGTTACAAGAACCGCTCGGAACTATCAGAGTCTTGACCTCGTCAGGCATGTTTTCCACCTGCTTCGCGCCAACCATGTGGAAGTCGTAAATCTCCTGAGCATCGTGTGTTTTGTGATCACGGGTAATACCGTAAGGAACCACGAACGAACTTTCCTTTGTCAGACGCTTGACCTCAGACTGTAGCGCCGGGTTATAGGCGACGTTGATGATCTCGAAGTGCGCGCCAAACCCCTTGGCGACCAGCACGTTCGGATGCTTTAGCATTGAAACAGGCGTCGTAGCACCGACAACGTGACGGCTGGGCAACCCGTAGTAAGACGCCAAGATAGCGGTCATAGAGTGCTGTGGGCTGAGTACAGACGCGCCGGTGACAACGTGTGTCGCCCCGTGACGATAGCGTTTAAACAAGTGCTGTAACTGCCTGAGCTTAGCTCCGTTAGGACCGCCGTACCCCAGAGGAGCGTACTTGGATTCCATCTTGAACCAGACACCGTCGTGCAACTCCCACGGCGTGTAAGCGTCCATCATCGACTCCCAGTCAAATAACATGGAAGTCTCAGGGAAAATAGTATCAGCTTTGAACATTGAGTTTCTCCTTACCGGTGTGACCGGTTGCTTTTTGATGAATTCCTACGGTTCCCAGCGTGAAGTTGGCGGGCCGGTTCCGGGGCAACCCGTTGTGGTTGAGCAGCGCCTGTTGAACCAGCCCGAACACGCGCGGCAGTTCACGGTACTCGGCCAGCAGGTGCTTGCTGTGCAACGTGCTCGGGTCTACGAGGTTGATGCGAGTCATACAGCCCTCCAGACAAACAGGTCAAGATACAGCACGGCGGCAGCAATCATGTACGTCGCCGCGAGGCACGCTCGGGTAGTCAGGCCGCTCATTTCACACCTCCAAACATGCGGTCTAATATCTCCCACAGCTCGCACAGCCTGGCTAGTGCTTTGGTCGTGTCGTTGGCTGTGACCCTGTTCAATGCTGCGTCAATTTGTGCGGGTGTTTTCTCTTTCCATGCATCAATGGCTGCCACCTCATACTTGTCCGCGAACTCGCGAAACATCGCCGCCAGCGGCTGCAGCCCTTCACCTCCATCTAGTCTGTCGCAATCGTCCAGGTACTCTTGGAGCAGCTCGCGGAGTCCGACTGTCACAACTCCAGCCCCGTTGTAATCTCCAGCATCAAAGAACATCGGGATTGAGAGAGACAGTTCGCCGTCGCCCCACAGGTTGATGTCCCAGCAGTTATCGTACTTGTCGTCTGGCCCGTTGTTTGGCAGCGCGTCGCCTTCGGTGTCAATCATCTTTGTCATGTCATTCCCTTTCAGCCGGCTAACCCGGCGCTCGTTCGGACGGCCCTGGCGGGCTGCCGCACAGCTATGCGGTTAGCCGTCTTGTCAGCGCCGACTTTTGGCGTCTTTATAAACGTCACCCAATGCGTCCCCATCTGCTTCCCTGACTTATGCCCAAACAGAGGCTTCTCGTCGGTAAGCGCCAAGATTTCACGCAGCGGAACTTCGGTTTCTGACCACTTGAAAATCAAAACCCCTTCGGGCCGCAGCACGCGGAAGCATTCAGCAAACCCATCGCGTAGCATCGACCGCCAGTCTCCATTTAGCACGCCGTATTTGTACGTCAGGCAACCTTTAGCCTCTTCGCGCTGAAGGTGCGGAGGGTCAAATACAACAAGCGAAAACGCGCTGTCGCTGAAAGGCAGGCACGTGAAATCCAGTTGCATGTCAGGGGCCACGTCTATCACGCATCCGCTTGGGTAGCTTTTGTCCGGGCGCATCTCAATTCGCTCTCGGCGCTTGTCAATAAACAGTGCCCGTTCATCTTGCTTGTCAAACCACATCATCCGGCTTCCGCAGCAGGCGTCTAGCACCGGCGGAGGGTTATCCCGCATGAATTCAAATTCTTTTGCGTCCTGCGCCCGGTTCCATTCTTCTTCAGCGTTTTCGTTCATGTGTTCCACGTTCGTCCTTTCTTCGTATCATCGACGGCTAACCCGTCATTCCAGGGGACGCTGCGCGATAAATCCGCGCATCGCCCCTGAATTCAGGCGTCTGTTATCGCGTTCACTGTGGCTTGCGTTCTGCCCTTCCTGGCCTTGTATTGGTCGGAAGTGCCCTCGTTCAGAAATTGGGATGGTGTCGGCCACTGCGCAGCCGTGCGGCCATCGCTGGCGGTAGTGCTGGCGGTGGCGCTGCCTGTGTTGCCGGTGTGCAGCGGCTTGGGCGGGGTGTAGCCTGGGCCGTTGCACGGTGTGGTCAGCCGTGCGCCTGTGGTGCCTGCGGCCTCGGCTGCGGCGCGGTTGGCCGCGCGGTGCAGGTGCATGGCTGCGGTGGTGCCGGGTTTGGTGTACGTGGCCAGCATGTCAAGCTTGGCACCCTTGGGCACCCAGGCACGGGCACGGCCTGCGCCGGTGTCGCCATAGCCCTCGATGTGGCCTTGGCGCTTCAGCGTTCTAATGCTTTCACGCGCCTGCTTGGGCGTCACGTTGAGTTGCGTGGCAATCTGGTGGGTGTAGATGCCTGTTTTGGCGTTGGCTTTGATCAACTCCAAAATGCCGATGGTGCGGGGGTGGTTGTAACTGCTCATGCTGCGGGTGCTGTGTGTATGGGGGTGGTGGCTGGGGTGGCCGTGGGTGTGTGGGTGTCCAGCCATCAGGGCTGCGTGCAAAGTGGCTGCGTTGTGCTGGGTGGTGTGTGTCATGGTGGGGTCAGAATTGGTTACTTGGCTCGATTACTGCGTGCAACGCCTGGCATGTTGCCCGATGCCGTCGGGTGCGGGTGTGCTGGCAGCACTGGCAAAGCCTGCACGCAGGCCTTGTCGGTGTCGTCAACTTCCAAAAGCCAGGCATCCCGATGCATCC